GATGGTTTTTACCCTAGCCCCAGGACTAGATTTATTGAGCAATCTACTGCAATTGCAGGCATCACCATTCTCAATTCACTCTAATCCTGTGGGCTTTTAACGTATGTAACCCCATACGTGCCTCCAGATGTCAACACCTTCCTGGAAAATCTAGTGATGACATCCAATTAGAGTGCCCTAAAGATTCCAACGTCGTATATAAGACTGGGTGCAATGACAATTGGATCGAGCTAGTCGGCGTTGAGTCCCCTTACAAAGGACGAGTGCGAATCAAATACATTTCAAAACCGCCGCATAAGCCCAGCATAGTAGGCGCTGGGACCAAACCCAATAAAACCAAAATACATATCAAAGCCGCCGCGTAAGGATAACATAGTAGGCGTTATCAACCAAAATGTCAAATCAACCAAAACAAAATATTTCCCTTGAGTCGGCAATTGCTGATGCAATGGTCGAAGCCCACCCTTCAGTAGTGAATGTGGTGGCCATGGAGGTGCCCCCCCTCCATTGCCCTACCATATGCCCAAACACTACATCTGCCCTTCCATCAGAGTTGGAATCTGTGGAAATGGCCCCCGAAGTGGAGCAATGGCACGGGGAGATTGCTCATCCTTCTACTGCACGCCTAACTCAAGCAGAATTGGTTGCCATTGCACTCAATTCAAAACTGGATGGACCCCACTTTGCAGCCTACCGCGAGGGCCTAGAAAACACCCCGGCCCTTAGTGCATTATATGACAACCTACATGCAAGTGGGCGTGTTGACGAGGCTATCCTAAGGAATGAACTGACAATGCCTCAAGAAATTGGATGGCAGGCTACATTGGAGGCAGATAATGCGGCAAAATCGCGTTCAAGGAGCTCAAATGCAGACTTGGCCGCGATAGCATTATCAACCAATGCCCAAGGTAACCTGCTAGATCAGGTGCGCGAGGCGTTCAAAGTGACGCCTGAATTGCACAAGCAATTGGATGACGTGGCGAAGCATGGGCTAGTGCAGGAAACATTAAAATCTTACGGCCAACCGGCACCACAAGACGTTGTGCCAAATAACGCAGTGGTGAAGACTCCGGCAGCCAATGGGATTGATATTGCCCAACTCAGGCAAATTCCTGATACTGGTCTATCTGGTGTGGAATTCACACCTATTGAGGATGATGAACAAAGAGACACCCACCAGCTACCCACACACAACCTAAATGACCAGGTCTTTGGAGATAATAGTGTACACACCCATGGCCAGTTGGACTCACCAGTGTGTGAGTTGCCAACTATAGCGCTACCCCCTCCCAATTTCATATCACATGTGTGGCCACTCCTACGAAATCAGAGCAACAAAGTCTCATACAACGCTGGTGACCACGCTTATCGTGTCACAAGCTATATAGTTAGGGGCAGTCCGGGCGGTGGCTTGACCATGGGTGAGCCGACTAGTGCCATCGTAGGGGCATCCCAACCCAAGCAATACCCCATGATTCCAGTGGACCCCCCTCTCCCCCAAATTTACAATGTGTTTGCTGACAACAATGTCACTTTCACATCACCCCGACCAATATCAGCCCTTTCAGTGGAACGACTTGCATCATATATCAATGGCACAGTTACCTCCGCTAAAGCATTTGAAAATGCCATAGGTCCTATCCTAAACCCAGCGAATAACCACCTTGTTCGCAACTTGGCCTCAGCACTGACATACGGGCTGGTGAGGCATGATATGTCAGCACTATATGTCAAATTGTTGGTCCCTGCACTGCTCATCCAGCAGATATCAGACGATGCCAACATGACAGCAGCGGCGGTCGCCTTTCCGGCAGGTGATGCTCCCACTTTCATCAATCTGTCAACAGCGGACCTGTCTCCTGATACCATAGCACGTCCGATTGCAAGAGGTGATATCATGTTATTGGACACCGAAGACTATGCAGAAACTGACCTGCTGATGTGGTATTGGATTTCCAAACCAGGCGCTAGGTTGGCCACGGGCCGAGATGACTACAACCCACCTGCCGCTGTGCTGAAGTTTCCCGCAATCCCTGTGACCATATTGAAGCATGGAGCAGCACCAGCTGCTCCTGCAGCAGCAGTCCCGACTGCGGAGACAGTGTGGTCGTTTGCATACAAATTGGCAACACAAAGGGATGAACTAAATGATTTCGTCCGTGCAGTGTATCAGGCTGCAGAATTTGTGTTTGGTGCGTGGTTGCAGACCGATGAGATCCACCCCACAGTCAATCAATCCAATCACTACGCTGCAATGGATTCATATTTCCAAGCGGCAGGCCAGACCCTATACAAACCCAGCGATTATAACATCATCCACAGGTGGCTCAAGCTGCGTCCTACCAATGCCATACCTGTATATCCCGAGGCTATGACATTCAATGCCCTCTCGGTTCAATCCAAGCAGAGAGTGCTAGCCCTGTATGCCGCAATGGTATCTGGTATGTGTAGTACAGTCCTGAACAGCATGAATTTAGGCGGCAATCAGCTTAACCAATGGGTTAGGGGCCTACTAGTGCCGCCACTCCTTGCATCACTTGGCAATGCCGGCCTATTTACAACAGGTGAAGGATTGGCACAATGTGAAGCGTTGATATTCTCAAAAACTCGTGAGACAATATATAGATGCACTGGCCTAAGCGTGCCGACGGGGACCAAACTAGGTCATAGTTGGAATGGACGCCCAGGCGAACATAATGACGTGTTTGGCCATGAATTGGGGTATGCTCAGTTATCTGCGCATCAAACACCCCGATATGGATCAGTAATTGGAATAGATGACTGGGTCAAAATACGCCCTGTTGAATGGGGCATGGCTAGCTTGGCGCCCACGGTATCATTCAAGCATGACATACTGAGGGTTGGAGATGGCACCAGGCGTGGTTTCTACACATGCAGGGGGGACAAGACCTTTGTCCAAAGGGCAGCAAGTGGTGCCCCCTATGTCATTGTGCCATATGCAGCACTCGCTATGAACACAGCCACCCAGATCCTCGAAACCCAGGCTGGTATGGCAATCCGCTACAGCCACATGCCATGGGATCCCGAAGGTGAACCCCAGCCTGAAATGCCCATTAATGATAACTTTGACCCCACCTATGATGGTGCATTGAAGATGATGCATGCTTGCACTGTAACCACCTTTGATTGGACAGGCTCCATAGTAATTGCCCCGGTAATACTCGAAAATGCCTTAGGTGGCGCAGCGGCTCTTGATCGCCTATACCGCATCGATGGAGTGGTTGTGGAGAATGCGGGCTACAGCAAGGGTGAGCCTGCCTTATCAGCCCAACCTATGCTTAGCTTGCCGGCAATGTTCCACAGTGTACTGAAGGCCGTGCCACCTGTTATGGCGCAAGGTGAGCGTGATATATTGCCATCTTCATCAGGCGAGTTGCCAACAGTACCCCCCATAGCATCCGGCGCTCCACCCCAGAACGACTGGGCACAGGGAGATATTGCTGGAGGCCAGGCTTTAAACTAATGGGTGGCGCATCAGGCAATAGGCCCGATGTCGCCACTTTGAAGGCAGCACTGTCTATAATAGGCAATATGGACACCGCAAACATCCAAAAAATAGCGAGACAAGTGGCAGAGCAATATAATGAGAGCACACCTATATCCTGGTACACTAGAATAAGGCATGCTCACACCGTATTGTCATCGAACCCATTGCTCACTGACCTCACCTATCAGGACCTGCTCCCCATAAGCCACAGCCCAGCATACAGGTATACACGCCAGTACATCACAAACAGAGACACTGCTCTACCAGTCGCATTCACAGATGAGTATGTGCGTAGCAAAGTCAAAAGGACTACGGGCATGGCTTTCCTGAAATGCCTTGACGCATTGCACCTATCTGGCTCACTACACAGAGCAGCCCTAGCTCAGGCACTGTCAAATTGCTTCCCAGAGTACATTGACAGCGAAGAGCAAAGGAGTGACGTGTTCCGCTCAGAACTTCTTTCCCCAACCTTACGCACTCCACCCCATCATCAGATCAGTGTCCCATTCATCTCCGTGATGAAACACTTGCTCAATTCAACGGAACTGGAGATTGACCAAGTGTTGCAGCAATCACGGGCATTACATAAGTGGGAATGTGATTTCCTTTCCGATTTGGCTTTAGCTGCATTGGTCACAAACATCCCATCAAGAGCAATCAAGCGCTCAAGTAATGGAGGTGATAACGTCAAAATAGCACAACAGCATGATGTGATACGCCGTGTAGCTGATAACATAAGGCACACGGGCCATGCACTCATCAACCTCACTACAGACGTCATGTCGGTCATCCCATCTGAGGCAAACACTTGGGGCGATTCGTGGGCCAGTATATTGCATAATTTGAAATTAGCTGCAGCCTCCCAGCCCCAACGTGTTAGCAACCTTGAGGCTGAGGATTGCAACATGCACAACTGTGGTGCTTATGATAGGAAATGGGAACGAATAAAACGCATTGGCGTTGTGTCAATAAGGCATGCGCAGCCCGTCAAGGCCTCCAAAGGTGCAAGAGACTACAATGTATTCAATCTGTTGCCCCAGCACAGACCATTTACACCTACAGCCCACATAAACAAGGCTTCTAGTCGCAGGCATCTTAAGGTGCTCAACAGACTGTTTCCACCCACTAGTGATGTGGATTCACGCCATATGACTTGTTGGCCTGCTGACCTAGTCTGGTCCATACTGCACGATAGTGGGCGTTCATCACACCAAGGGCGGATGGCATGGCCTACAAACCCTAGGGATCGGCTGACATATGTCAACAAGTTGCTATCCCGCATACCAATAGGTACCAATTCTGTACTGCTCATGTTGACCTTGATTATGGCAGTGGGGCACAAAGAGAGAGAATTAGTTGTCAACAATGTGATAAACAGCAGCATGCTGATGGCCAACCCATTACTTCAAAAAGAACGTCTCAAAAAATTGAGTGTTCAGGTGCGCCGTAATGCGCGAGATCTCATGGGCCGGGCTCTAAACCCGCAGGCTATATCAGCATTGGCCTCTTGGGAACTGGCAACAGGCAGATCATCAAACGTAACTGACTGGAAGCAAGAACGATTGGAGAGGGCCAATGCTACGACGCACATTGTATTGGACCCAAATGATTCATCGTCCATACTTGCCCCTGACTGCATCCACACAACGCCAGATGTTGTCCTCAAGCAAGAACAAGCCTTATCCGACGCTTTTTACAACATGTTGGATGTTGAACTGGCCAAGATAACGGATGAATTGCTTCCAGATCGGCCTATCCGTGAGGGCTTGAGGGCGTTTATACGCCGAAGGCATGAATGGATGGCAAGTGGTAGTGCTGCTAACACAAAGGTGAAAGTCAGGGCTGGCCCTGATGATGTGGTGCATGAGCTGCGTGCAAGCAAGAGAGGATGGGCTGAATCACTAACAACAGAGCAGATCTTAGCCAAGGTACATGTGTTCATGCGGTGGCCTGTGGAAAAGGCAGTGGCAAGCGAGAAATTTGAAAATGGCAAGTCTCGTGCATTATATGCCGTAGAACCAGTGCACTATGTGGTCAACACATATGCTACCAAGGGCTTGGAGGAGAGGTTACACCATGTCCTAGGCTTGGAGAAAGGTGTATCGGGATTGGTGGCAGTGGCTCAAGACCTGCGTCGAACTATGTGCACAGCAGGATCCAACGCCAAACACTGCACAATGTTGGATTGGGCTAATTTCAATCTACATCATACACCACGTGCGCAGGCTGCTATATTCAAGGCCTTTGCAGCGAAAGGAAGGCGCAGTGGCTACCATGCGGATTGGATCAAGTGTAATGAGGCCATTGCCCAGGCGAAATATAATATGCAGGCGCTATTTCCAGGTGATAAACGACCTACAAAAATACATCAGGGCATGTTTTCCGGCACTAGATCCACTGACCTCATCAACACCATCCTGAATCTGGCGTATTATCGTGTTGCCAAACAGCATATTAGTCAGAAATTTCAAGTCGACCCAGTTGAAGAGTACGACGTACATCAAGGCGATGACGTGTGGCTGTCTAATACTAGTCTATTATGGCCTAGGCTTTTGTATCGTGTCATGCAGAATATGCGTTTCATCTTTCAGCCCTCTAAACAGATGTTTGGTCATGGCAGGGGTGAATATCTCAGAGTGCTCTACCAGGATGGCTTAGCGGTTGGCTACTGTGCTAGGGCTCTAACAAATTATATATTAAGGCCTATACAGAATGATCGCGTCCAAGGGCCTGCTGCATGGGCTGCCACAATACACGATGGGCTGGCCACATTATCTAGACGCGGGTTGGATCGCCCTGCGCTCAATGCTCTCTATTATGATGCAGTGCGCAAATGGTGCGTTGTGAAGGCCCACGTGCATGATCATAAGCCTGTGTCAATACCTTCATGGTTGATAAGGGCTCCCAATACCGCAGGTGGATTTGCATGCCCTCCACCCTTCACATTAGTTCAACCAACACCTTTGAAACAAGTACCTCCTAGTATGGTGGCACAAACACCTGAGTCCATACGCAAACAGCTCCCAACACATATGACCAATGAATGGTTATCGTTAGTCTACACAAGGAGTTCAAAGCGACATAAGATAATGGCTGATGCGGTTAGAAGATCATTCGTGGATACGAACTTCGCCAACGTAATACAAGAAGTGACGGGCAGTCGGGCTCAGCGCAAGGTCAAGGTTGATTACCTACGCTGGCACAATGAATACGGTACACTGCAAGATGATTACACATCGGAGACCGCTGTGGAATATGACGGTTACGAATCGGCACTGTATCACATGGCAGAATTTGTGGGCCTCGCTCACAATGGTAGATCCCCAAATGACT